AAAGCTTCCTTGTCCATTATTTGACCCGTCGCTAATTACATTCAATACCGTAGTCCAAATAAAAGTACTGTTACTTGGTCCGGGAATCCCTTGCACTAGTCTATTATTATTATCAAAATAAAATCCATCAGGCGCAGTGAACTTTACTATAGCACCGGTCGTCAAATATTTTAAATTATTAGTATTAAATGTTCCGACACTAACCGGTTGCTCTAAGCTACCTGTTCTGTTGTAGACATATCCAGTAACTGCATCGCCTGTTACGTTGCTTGTTTGCCAATACACTACTCCATCGCCGCTACTAGCATTCACGTTATAGCGTGGATAATTTTGTATATAGTACTGGGTAGCTCTATTCAATGTCAATACACTTGCCAATGTACCAGTAAAGAACGCAATGATATCACTAGAGTTGTTAATTGTTAGATTTAGGAATCCATCATTACTGTCTAGATATAATCCCCCGTCATTACCATAACTGACGGTACTTGAATACTTACCAGTTGGATCTAGTAGGTCTAGGTTTTTACTAACCCCAACACTTGAGCGGTTGATTGCTTTACTTTTGATTATTGAACTATACAACGTGTATGGGAAGTTATTGTAGTCTTCCCCATTGACCATGCGATTCTGTGTATAATATCTAGTTGGCGCTCTCTGTTTGATATTAGAAATAGACTCTCTAGCTTGGGCTGTAGTAACTGTTTGTGTCAATGACAGTCCAAGTGTCAAAATCTCTGCTCTACCTAATCTTGAGATATAGGTGAATGTCACTGACAAGCCATTCATGTCTGACGGATAGATTGTGTAAGTAAGCGCATTGCCAGCTCTTACATATGCTCTAAAGTTTCCTACAGGGATTTCACTGAACACACCATCACCGAACACATAAGTTACCTGATCATTGAACCGTGAGCTAACCGAAAATATTTGCTTATCTGTTCGTTCAGTTTGCAAGTATGCGTTGGCATATACATTTTCTACTTGGCGCCACAAATCTCTTATGTTACCCTGATTGAGTTTATACAACCAAGTGTCTGTGTTATTGATTCCTTGAATATCAATATTAATGTTTTGATTAGCAATTTGCTGCTGTAGGCTGAAATCAAATGTTTGCAAGGCTCCTTGCTTAAAATAAAAGAAGAAACCAGAATCTGGCGAGCCGAATCCTAATTTATCGTTACGATATACCATATTGAATCTGCCAGTGGGCGCCGGAGGTATTTCGTAGATAGAATTACTGTCAACGCTTGATACGCTGCATAGCTCAAAGTTCATGCTGACACCGTCTACTGTGCTAGTAAAAGGTACAATCGGTAATGCATTGGGAGCAATTTGGATACTATACTCACTGGTGTCTACTCCAGCTACTTCACTAACATTGCCCGGTCTACCGATTCTTTGTGTATCGATTAGTGCTGCATTAATAATCGTATTAAACTGCTCTAACCAATTTGGGTTGGCTGGGTCATTCCATAATACAGGAACATTGCTTAAATTTAATCCGTTAATGTCAGTAATATTTTGCGAAGACTTTATACTAGTTACTTTTAGATAGCCTTGACCTGCGATATTTCTTTTTGGAGTATAGCTCACAAGATTGGCAAGCTTAACAACACTGTCTCTACGTTCGGCAGTATCAATAAAGTTTTCACGAGCATTCAAGTCATTACGGAAAGCAAGCCCTTGACCCATAAAGGCAATAACATCAAGCAGTGCAACAAACTCACTTGACTCCACATAGTCATTAAATGTTTCTGGATAATTTAATTGTAAGTAGTCAATGAATGCTTTACGCAAAGTGTTGTAGTCATAACTACGAAAGTCTGCTTGGTTGAACGTCTGGTAAATAGTTTTCCAGTCGTTGGGGCCGAACAGTGCTGATTGTCTTGAACTTGTTGCCATAGTTTCTCTCTATTGATAATATATTTATCATAGAAAAAACTGTGGATTAGACTATTGAGGCAGTTTCTGTGGTTAAACTGACATTAATTTTAGTTACGAATGCTTCGTTCATAGGTGCTACCGCCATTTGAAGTTCAATTAAAACTCCATTAGAATTTGAGTAAATTGCTACTGAGTTAAGAATGATTCTAGGATCAAGGCGAGCTAGTCTTCGGACTTCATTTTCAATTTGCGCTCGTACAGCCTGGGTATTAGTATCAAATACATAATCCCACAATGAAGTACCGTAACCGGGTTGACCTACTTTAGTCCCCTTACGTATATTCATGGCATTGATAAAGTCTTGCACTACTAATTTAGTATCGACTAATTTAAACTTTTTGCCCCATACTATTGATTGTCTTATTCCACCGGGACCGCCGTCTCTACCAGACAAGGCGTTAGTAGTTTGAGACTTACCAACATTCTGCGTACTAAATCCTAAATAAGTTGCCATTTTATACTAATCCTGTATTACTAGTATTTATCGAAGTACTATCCGCTTCTGTCAGCTTTATATATTGGTCCATTAATTCACTTGATCTGTTAGTGGCTTCAATATAAATTCTTCTAGCTTCAGCGATTGCCGGATCCCCAAACGGAGCGTCTCTTTCTATAGCAGTGAGTCTTGCATAGGCAGTATTTTCAACTTGAAGGGCAGCATTCAATTCATCTTCAATCTTTTGTATATCTTCTAGTGCTGTAAGAAGTTCTTGCTCAAAACTTGCAATAGTTGATTCACTGATTTCTCCCAATAAATTGGGTTCTGGAATTCCAGGGTCACCTATGACACTTTTTATCTGTGCTGTAAGAGATTGTCTGTTTATCGTATTGATTCCTATGCTAGGTAATTTGATAGGACTTGCGCCGCCAGCTCCCAGTGCAGACAAGGATGATAATAGTTGTGAGGCTTGACCAAGTGGCAATCTAGATGTGATAGCTGATGTTAGGCCACCTGCTCTATTAGCAAAACTTCCTAACGAATTGGCAACAGATGATACCGTGCTTAACCCGTTCAGCACTTGTGTTTGAATATTTTTCATCTCACTGGTTAGTATACTTGTGCCGGGCAGTGAGTTAACAGCATTGGCTGCTAAATTAGTTACAGTTGAAACTGTTCTTATTCCTCCCGGTAAATTAGATAACCCACTAGCTAGTGCTGATGCGGCTGCTGCTCCACCACCGGACTGAGTAACTCTAGCTGCATTCGCTAGACTGGTGAGTCCACCGGACGCTAGTGCGGTTGAGGCTCCGGCCATACTGTTAATCATATCAGTGGAATCACTTACCGCATTTATCAACTGTTGGTCATTTGTACCAGATACTGAATCAATCAATGTAGATAGCGATGTATTAGCATTAGATTGTGTTTCTACTAATACATTGTCAAGAATACCACCGTTGATGGTATTTGGCAATCTTGAAGGCGCACCGCCAATATTGTTTCCTATTCCCGTTATGCTATCAATTGAATTATTAAATGTATTTTCGATACTATTCGTAACCCTTTCTGCTGTTTGAAGATCGTTAGCCAATGAAGTTGCATTTGATGCCAAACTGCTTAATGTGTTGCCTAAAGAGTTTAGTGAGCTACCTGAATTAGGAGAAGAGCTAGCTCTAGAAACTATTGTAGATATTGCAGAAGTTTTCTTAGCAAACTCGCTTAGGTACTGCGGAACATTAGGTTCTAGTTTAGTGAATCCGGCTAGCACCGCCGCATATGCTGACCCAGAAATACCCTTAACTGAGTTAAGCAAACTAGTTAATGAAACAATTCCTCCACGAAGTCCTCCTAGTACGCCGCTGACAGATTTTAGGGAGTTAGCAATACCGCCTAAACCGCCTAAAGTGCTAGCTAAGTTAGCGGCCGATATACCTTTACCAATAGTGCTAAGTACCGCGCCGGTATTGACACCTGTTAGGTTGCTTAGTTGATCTGTTACGTTTGTTCTTAATGCTTGTGAACTAGAGATAGCAGCGGATACCGAATCGGTCGTTATTATTCTACTTGCTAATTGACTAGCATTGCTAGACGGAAGTATATTTGTACCGAAATCTCGTACCGTGTCGATTACGGCGTCGGTTCCAAAACTAGCTGCCGCTGTTATGAGACCGGCAGATTGCGTAGATGACTCTTTTCCGGATAGAACACCAACATCATTTAACTGTTGCTGGGCTACTTTTAGAACTGATACAAGTGACGCTGCCTGAGCCGTAGTATTCTCTGCTAACATATTGATATTTTCAGCACCTGGTTTTCCAGCAAATAATATGTCTGGTGTTGTAGATGTTAGATTTTTTCCAGAAGATGCTAGTCCATTAATAAGTGTAGCTGTGCCTGGTTTTAGAATACCACTAACAGTTAACTGAGTTGGTGTTTGTGCAAATGAACCCATTGCTATTGTATTATTGCTGAATGATCCGGTAAGCGAAGAAAGTGCCCTATCTGCGACGGTTACCTGAGTAGATACTCCGCCGATAGTAGCGGCAGCTTCTCCTAATGCACTATTAATTCCATTAATATTGGGTGCGTCTGTCGGAGATACAATAGCTGCTCCCGATGTTACAGCTTCTTGTCCCGGGCCTTCGGCTGCTGATGTTGCACTTGACCCTAAGACAGCGTCCGTTGTTGTCTTGTCCATAGTTTCGGATACTGCTGATACCGGCGGGACTGAGGATACAGTAGCAGTACTAGGCGGGTCAGCTGGTAAACCTTCAGCCGCTTGGTTTACTGCTTGAACTGCCGCAGAAGGCGGGCTTGGTAAATTGTCTTCGGAGTCGCCACTAACTTTAACATCTACCCCTTGACCTGCATTTGCCCACGGATAGTGAGCCGGAGTCCGTGAAGCAATAGTTAACAGTTTTGCAGGTGCTGCTGCCCAACCCTTTTCTTTGTCAAACAACGTGTCTGTCTGTGCTATTAGTGGAATGATCGGCACATCTTTTGGTTTTAGAATAGGTGAACCTGAATTTAAGTCTATCCTAATTTTAGCCTTGATAACTGCTCTTAAACCACCGACTAGACTAGCTTCTCCATCTGCTTTAATTGCAGCGCCAAAACCTGCTTTTGCAGTAAAATTAGTTAATGCACTAATTCTATACTCAGTTCCAGCTCTTGATTTGGTTTCTTCTTCTGAATTAGTATGAATATTTTTTGCTTGAATATTCAAGTTTTCCATAGCTTGAATGTTGACATCCCTATCAGCGTGAATATTGAAATCGCCTTGAGTACGCATATTGATGCTGTTCATAGCAAATACATCAACGGTGCCTTCTTTGCCTAACTCAATGTAGCTTTGACCATTACT